TCTCTAAGGAGAATATATATACAACTAGAGTAGCTCTGGATTTATCCAGAAAACTATGTCTTCTTCTTTACAGACGACGATGCGCTTCTTCTTTGCGATGCTATCTAGAGCGTTGCGTATCACCACCGCCCATAGACCAACCTCTCCACCAGATACCTTCGGACCAAGCGCCACCGCCTGATGGACAAGGCAGTTAGAGTAATCAATATCCACCGCCTGCTCAATCTTGCTCAGGTCTGCTGGATGCACCGCCTTCAGTGCTACCCAATCACCTGTCGGCTGCACCGCCTTTGACAAGAACACCTTTTCCGTAAATCCGTTGCGTAAGAAATCTACTTTGTTTGCTAAGTTTTTCATCTTTCCATTCTCCTTTTGCTGTCATTTCTAACATGTTATATACCCACCTTTCAAGTTCTTTTCCCCTCAGACTGCCTACTTTATGGCCTCTTCTTTTAAACTCAGACAGGCACCACCCAAAGGTGGGCCTGTCTGGAATGTAACACTGGCCGCATAAGTCACCATCACACCGCAGGAATGTCTCAGCTCCGCATGTAGAGCATGGGCCAATCATCGATACGGGCATGGGTTATTACTCCATCGATTAGTCCTGGCGTACATAGTGCCATAGACGGCTACAACTCTAGGCGCGAACCGCATAACGTATGGCAACCTTGGACCCTCGAATGTACCTTCAGGGGATAGGCCGTAGAACCACGGGCTTTCATACGGATTATACCGCACCTCTTTAAATCCCTTCTGGTACATATCCACGGGATTGGCATCGGTGCTGAACAGTTTGTTCTCATTGAAGCCTATGCGCTCACCTGACCTATTGGTACCCTGAACCGCCTCCAGGATACCAACGGCGAAGGCATGTACATTCTTCTGCTTCTCTTTCAGAACCCTGTCACGTCCTGCCTGAGATACCTTGAAGTCCACCTCTCTTAGGTCCAGGTGCGTGGCGTGTGCTACTACCTTCCTGGTCTTGGCATCCATGACACTCCACTTGCCATTGCGAAGGTTACGATACACCTTCACCTTCTGTCCTTCTTTAAGCTCCATTGCTATTCTCCTTTTCTTCTGACTTGGCAGCCAGTTCTTTGTTAATCTTTTCATCAATAGCTACATCATTAGCTATCTTCTTACGCTTCAGTTTCTCAGTATCATCCACCGCACCGCGCATATCATCGGCCCATCCCATCCTACAGCATGTGTCGAAATCATAACCGCCTCCTTGCCATCCGTTCATTGGTTTTTCCTTTCAAATAAAAAGGCCGACCAGCTTCTGTCCATTTGGTAAGGACTCCACTGGCCGACCCGCTGACTACACTACAGTGCTTTGTTACGTTCCATCTCAGCTTCATCTGCTGCCTGCATCTTTCTCTCTAAGGCGTCCCTGTCGGCCTCGATACTGGCATTGAAGGTGCTTACCAGCATACCGAAAATCATCATGACATGCCTCTTGTGTCTCCTATTGGAGATGTCTTCGATTGCTGACATCATTTCCTCAACCCCTGCCTGGATGCAGGGATTGTTATCTTCATCGGTGAAGGGTGCGAACATGTTGCACGTTAGCTTCTTTACCTTTGGGTGGGTGTTCTCATGTACCATGTTTAATACTTCTGATTGTCTCATTTGCTACTCCTTTGTTATGGGCAAAACTCATAGGTGATGTCGGCTACGTCATCAATGGCATAGCCTTCTTCTTCAGTGGCTGCATCAATGGCCTGGATGTCCAGGTCATCAGTGGACTCGCCTTCTTCAGGTACAAGGCCGGTTACAAAAACCACCTTGTCACTGCATAGGCCATCGGGGTACTGCGCATTACTATGGCCGCACTCAGGGCAGCCAACCACGGTGGTACTCCACAGGATTCCGGTCATGGTTGCTTTGATTCTAAGCATGTTGACCACCTCCTTTTGGCCCCATGAATTCCCCTTGGCTTTTGTTCTCTGCATCTATAGCCTCGCGCAGTGTGTCTCTCATCTTAACGTCATGGCAGGCTATCTTTGTAGGTATTGTTTTGTTCGGTGACTTGTGGTCACTGAACAGGGTGATGGAAAAATAAGCACCGCCATTTGTTTGAATGTGGATGTGCTTAACTCTGCATGTATCCAATGGTGAACAGGCATCAATAAATACCTTTGTCACGTTATGGATGTCTAGACTGGCAGGGTTCGATGGCTTTGTAGATAGTTCATTGCTGCCAAACCTACTATCCGATTCCATCATGCTGCCCTCTTCTTCATTATAAATAATCATGACTACTCCTACTCTGTTGATTGTGGAATACCTTATCCTGGCACCGCTCGCATAGCAGGCTGATAGCATATTCCCTTTCTGATAATAAACTTTTGAACCTGGCTGCACCGCCACCGCATGACACGCATCGCTTAGTGAGCCTGGCTTGACTCCTGGAGACTGCAAGCTCAGTGCTTACAGCCTCCAGGAACCCCTCTACTTTGGCAGATTTACTCACCAGTCACCTCTATATGGCCGTCGATTATGGCATCCTCCATGCCCATTACGGAATGTTCACCGCAGGATTCGCACTGGTACCCTGAAGCGTCCGGTTCTACGCCGTAGGCCTCAGCGCCGCAGTCAAGACATACGCCCTCATTACATCTAGCAATAATGGCCACGGCCTCATCAAGTGATATAGTCATTAGTGGTGCGGTCATTGGTTCACCGTCCATCCCGCTGTGACTATCTCACCAATAGGTTCCACACTATCTGCCAGGCGTACCCGCCTCTTGATAGTATTCAGCTCGCCCTGGCTGTACAGCTTGACGGCCTCACCATTGCCTTCATTCTCTCGAATGAAGGCGTTTACATGCTTGCTTGTTGTAACACTGAAGAACGCTTTGGATGCGTACCTGACACCATTGTAAAGCACGAACACCAGGGTGCTATAGCTATACCCTAGTACATCTTCAGCGCCGCCACCTACAAGGTCCGTGTCTAGCTTCAGGTGATGGCTATGCCTGTTCTGCTTACCGTATTCTTCTTTTCTAGTATGTAACATTATGATTCTCCTTTTTGTGGCTCATCACTAAAATCATGCGCATCTTCATTCTCATAATAAGATGCTTCATGGTCATAATCTTCAAGCCGTTCTTGATATTCACTTTCTTCTATATTGTCGAACACGTTTCTAATGTCGGCATCATCTAGCCGTTCTCTTAGATGTTCCATCACCATCATGGCAGTGGCGACAAAGGGGCACGTAGCAGGGTCTGCACCTGGCGCTGCAATAACCTTCGCCATCTTGTGCACCTCAGACTTCAGACTGTGAGGGTCTTTGTTCTTTGTGACCTTGTTTCTTATGTACAGGTTTAAGAGGCTGCCATTCATGATGCCACCTCTATGTATCCCGCTGCTACCAGTGCCATAGCTGTACGTTGGTAATGACCCTGAAGGCCATTGATTACCCCTGTTTTTATTAGACTGGTGAAGCCTTCGATGATGTCATCCTCTGAAGCCATACCAGTTTCATAAGCCATGATGAAGCTAAGCGTGTCAAACTTATCAGCACCGCCACCGCCACCGCTTTTATTTTCTTTTTCCATAACATTCTCCTGCGCAAAAAAAGAAACGCGACGCGACGGGCCATCCGTCGCATCGCGTTTCTTACTGTTAACCTAAATCCATAAACCAATAGCGTTCTTGTATTGAGTCCTTCTTGACGGGTTGCATCTTTGGCGCCTCACTTTGACCATTTACCAAGCTTCTTTGCTCTTCATTAAAAGAGCTTATTGGTAAAGTGTTTTTAATCAGAAACGTCATAGTAGGGCTATCACCTAACCACTCCCTTTTGAGGATACGAATAGCCAGGCCAGCACTGGCCAGTTGCTTTTCATGAGCAAAGAAGTCCCTCATGCGATGAAACTTTAAACGAACCGTGGCCCGATTTGCGTTTTTTGATATCTCCATTTTTAACTCTCCATTTTTAGGGGGTAAAAAATAACCCCACTAAGCAATATCACTTAATGGGGTTACTTGTCACCTATTATCATTGGGGCCTATCATTATATATAGGCCATCAGTACTAAATTTATTTTTTTAGGCATGGTTTCACCTTTGCCCCTCCGATATAGAGCAAACCTGAACCGCCTATATTTTTTGGCAACGGCTGAAAAAGTCGATTTCGTTTAAAAATAATTATTTTTTTCGTCTTCATTTTAACTACTCCGAGTTGGTAACCTCAAAGCATTCGAGGTTACCAGGCCAGGCTAGCGCATAACGTTTGAGGTGGCCAGTTTTCGGCCCCTCCTTTTACACTCCCTTCTTTCGTGCTCCTTTCTAGACCAGGCCAGGCCATACCATCCAGGCCAGGCCAGGCCATGCCATGCTGAACATATCTAATGTTATGCACTGGCAAGTCGGCCAAGCTTGCCAGGTTGCCAGCCTGGCTGAACCGATACGCAAAACGAAGGGGGTCGAAATCGGCCATACAAAAGGTGTCGCGTGGCGCGAGCGCGGATCCGCGAGTTGCTAAAGGCCCACGACGCCGCTATTATATAAGGGAATACTTAGCAAAATACACCCCCCTTAATTTTTAGAAACGAGCTTACAAAATGACAGAGAATGTAAACAAGTTAAGCGCCTACCGCAAAGACTTGCCTAACTGTATCAGACACGGCGTGGCAAACTCGGCGGAATTGAGGCGACACAAGTGCTGTTCTGCCAGACTAAAGGACGAAACGCTCTGTTCTGGTGGCCGAGTAGCTGGAAGTTCGTTCTGCTACTTCCATGATCCTGAGCTAGAAGAAGAAAGAGTAGTGAATCGGCAGAAGGGAACAGATAACTTTAAATCTGTTATCTCTAGACAGGCTCCGATACCTAAGCTAGAGTCTGCCGAAGACATCCGGCAGTTCTGTATAGAGACAGCACACCAGATACGAGTAGGCGATCTAGGTGCCAGGGAAGGTGCCGTAATCGCACAAATGGTAAATCATATCTTTAAGACATTACCTGACGAAGATCAGAATTCTGTAAGCCGTACAGATGAACTAAGGGAGATACTTTTAAGCGATGACTAAACGAAACTCACAACCAAGACTATTTACTAAAACTGGAAACATGTACCAGAAAAAAGAATCTATCAGTAGGCTCAACGCTCAAGGCGTTGGGCCGCTTTCAATAGCTGTCAGACTTGGAGTAAGCGCCAGACTTGTACTTGAAATATTGGAGTCTGGTAAAGAAGATAAATCTTATGAGCCTCAATCACGGCAACTTGGTAATCAGTACCTCTAACCTATAATTACCTTTTATGGGTTCCTTGGGGAACCCATAAAAGACTGTATACTCATCTGGAGCAGTTTTAGCAATATGGAAAATTTCCCATCAGCAAAAAAACTTATGAGGCTCGCAAAGCTTTGTACTGTAACTGACCAGAAAAGCGGCAAACTTGTTCCCTTTAGGTTGTTAGAGGAGCAGGAGAAAATAGTATACCAGACCTGTGAAAGTCAGAATGTGATATTTCTAAAGGGAAGACAGATAGGCTGCAGCACAGTGATATGTTTCCTTGATGCTATTTTCGCCATACTGCATCCTGGCTCCAAGGTTGCGGTGGTGGCAGATACAGAGCAGAAGTGCCATTCACTGGTTGACCGTGTACGGGACTTCCTTACCGGACTTGGCATAAAGCTACTCATCAGCAATCGCAGCAAGATACGGCTAGACAATGGATCTGAAATACATTCCGTAACTGCCAATGCTAGTAAGGGTCAGGAGCAATCCAAGGCAGGGCGCTCCATGAGCTTCCAGATGCTCCATCTGTCCGAGCTGGCATTCTGGCCTGACCAAGATGCGTTCAAGGCTCTAACAGCGTCTGCGGGACTCTCAGCGCCTATCATAATAGAATCCACTTCATCTGGTCCAGGAGACTTGCTGTGGACACTATGGAACAACAGCAACACCTTTGAGAAGGTGTTCTTTCCTGTACAGGACCACTCACTATATAGGTCCGATCCAGCCTTTCTAACGGATGAGAATCGTGAGCAAGGTGCTGAGCTTGGATTTACCGATGAAGGCGCAATGGCTTGGTTTTTCCGCACCCTAGAGGATAGGTTCTCAGGAGATCTCATTGGTGCCTTAAGAGAATATCCACAGAGGCCGGAACACGCATTCCAGTCATCAGAGGGTCGGTGGGTTAGAATTACTCCTCCGATACTGGAACATAAGACAGTTAGACATATAAAGATTTTCAGGCCAAGGCGACAAGACAGGGCCTATTCGGTTGGCATAGATACCGCTGGTGGTCTTGGCAGGGACTCTTCTACCATAGCTGTAATTGATAGGCTTGATGGTTCCCTGTGCGCAACCTACTCAGACAACCTTGATACTATTGACATTTTTACAGATCATGTAAGATCGGTATATGAACTATATGCTCCCGATTACGTTTGCGTGGAAACAAACGGAATCGGACAGGCCACTTCTCAATCCTGCAGAGATAAGGGAGTTCCTGTCAGGGATTTTAAAACTACAGATGCTAGTAGGTACACATCACTCCTTCTGCTTAAGCAAGCTGTTGAAAAAAATGGACTTGCTGGTCCAGAGGAACTTGCTTTAGAATGCGATGAACTGCATATTGATAAGCGAGAGAGATTTGCGGGGAGTAAGGATTTGTGCATGGCTATAGGTTTTGCGCTAGATGATGCCAAGAGGAATCCGTTTATGGCAACAAAGGAAGATCCTACAAATGTATTTAAAATGTCTAAATTTGTAAGTAACAAAAAGGAGAAATGGTAATGCCATTTGAACAACCATTGAGTTCGTCAGCACCAGTTGAAAGATACGATTACGATAAGTGGAGCAAGAGAGGAATCGCGCTCGGTGAAATGAAGGCGTCTGCAAGTAGTATGCGCAATCAGTTTGAAAAAAACAAACACGCTTTCAATGCGGAAGTAGTGGATGGTCGAACACCTCCAAAACCCGCTGACGGTGCACTGAC